CAGGGGTTCAAATGGCCCAAGCCGCTGAAGCCCAAGCCGCTAACTTTGAGGCCCAAGGTTTGAGTCGATACGCCGATATGATTGCCGCCAACCCCTTCAGTCCAGTAGCCTTCTTGCCGACATTGTCTTCCTTCTACCAATTCTGGAGTACGCCGGGATCTGGTAACTTTGAAGGAATTAGTGACGAACTTCTTTTCTGAGGTAACTAATGAGCCGAATGCCCAATCAACCCCAGCCTATTTCCGCTGTTCCTAATCAAGTGGGACAACAGGTTGCAAGTGCAGGTGGTATGCAGTTGCAGAAGATGCAACTTGACCAGCAGGCTGCGGCAGCCCAGAGACAACAGGAACTTGCTCGCCAGAAGATGATGCAAGACCAACAGCAGGCGGATCAAGCCTATGCTCTTGGCGTTAATCGTCTTAATCTTGCAGCCGCCACAACCGCAGGCGACCTTCAGTCAAAGGCGGAGTATCGTGATCTCCTCAAACAAAGAGCCGATATGGAGTCTGAGGATAATCGGCTTGCGAGAGAACAAAGAAGAGAGCAGTGGCAACAGGAGTACGACCTGAAAAAGAGCGTTCAAGATCGGACTTTTGCTTTGAATCAGGCTCAAAGAGAAATGGAGCTTAAGATTCTTATGGCAGAAGAAGAAGCAGCCGGACCGGCAGCAGAAGCACTTGAACGTGTTCGTTTGGAAAAAGCGGAACTTGCCAGGAGAACTTACAATGCGGACAGGGAACGAAGGGGCGTTGGGAGAGATGCCAATAGGGAAGTTCGTAATGTTGTCCGAAACATTGAAAGTGCCCTAGACGGAGTCGATGAGGCCACTTCAAATATGTCCCATAATCTGGCTCAGAATTTGTCAGATACTAATTTTGCCCTTAAGCTCGGTACGTACTCGGAATACGAAGATCCTCTTTCTATGGATTATGGTCCGGGGTGGCAAGCACTCTCAGACACTATGCACCAAACTATTGGTACACTTGGCGGAATGATGGGCATGAAATTGAACGCCCAAGAAATGTCAATGCTTAATGCTCTTAAGGCAGACAGTTGGTCTACTAACCCATTTACGTTAGGGCTTGGAACAGGCGAAGCGTTTAGTGACCCTTATCGGATAAAGAAAGATTTTGATCCGAAAGCCGAGATGGTGGGAAGAATCTCAAAGACTATTGTTGAGTCAATTCCCGGCATTGAGGGAGATCTTCAAGACGAACAAGGCAATACCCGTAGATATGGAGAGGCCACTCTGACTGGTGATTTCCGTAAAGGTATGCTTCAAGCGGCTGTTCGCAGGTTTTATGGGCAAATGGATAAAGCCCCAAATGATGCAGCCACAGACAAGGCTTGGGCTGAACTGAACAACGCTGCGAAAATTGCAGAAGTTAATCCTCTCGTTCTTCAAAGAGCGATTGGCATGGCAGCAAGAACCACCAAATCCAAATACCACGCATATTCAAACCTCGGCATCCCGCAGAGTTGGGATAATTATTCTGAAGACGAGGCTCAGAGAGAATATCAACTGGTACTTAATCCGGGAACAGACGCAGAAACCACCACGGTAATGAATGGCATTGATGCTTGGATTGCCAACAGGTTCTGGGGAGACAAGGGAAATGTCGAAGGGATCCTTAGAGCAGGTGCTTCCGCTACTGGCTTTGAAGATCTTGAGGCAGTAAGAGATGCTTTTTCTGCTCAACTGGACGAGCTTAACGTCGATCAGTACGGTCTTTTGATGGATGAACGTGGCGACTTTTTGGATCAGGTTGGTATTGATGTTGATCCCACCAGTGCCCTCTTTGATCGGTTGGGCGAACTCGATAGAACACAACAAGACATTGAATCAGAACAACAGTTGATTGATTTGGATGCTCCCGCAGAAATCAACAGGCTGAAGATAAGCCAAGATGCCGCAGTAAGACGAGCAACGATTGACGCTTATCGAGAATTGATTGATACCGAACGGGGTCTTGCGCCGTGAGAAACTGGAAGCAAATAGCCCAGAACACATCTGACTACCACCCTAGTGGGGGGATTGTTCTGGACGCTCCCGAGTTGTCTGAATTGGACCTCCCCGAAGGCTCCGTCTTCTACCGCCATGAGTCCCCCCACTTTGAGGTGGAGGGGGACGCTCTCCGGCCCAAGGACATCCGCCAGTTCCTTTGGGACCACCGCAACCTCCGGTGCCTTAAAAGAGATCGGGCTTTTATTTGGTCGGAATACGATTCTAAATCCGATATTTCCCGAGTAGGCTTAGGCACACTTACTGTTGAAGAGGCAGTTGAAAGGCTCGATAATGGCTACTAGAATTCCTGATCTTTCAGGGGAAGAACTTGTCCTCCTTGAAGCACTTTTGTCAGGGAATGATCCTGTAACTCCTATGGGGGCTTTCGGCAGGGGTGGGGGAATGCCTAGGGGTAGGACCTTGGAGTCCATCCGCCAACTTATAAATGCGGGTGATGAGCCTTTGCTGTTTGCTCAGGAATCACCTCTCCGTACTGGCGGAGTTAGTGACTTTGAGGCTGCTCTTGAAGAGGCTTCGGAGCCTGCCCGTCGTAGAGGATTCCGGGAAGGTGCCAGAAGGGGCCTTGAGCGAGGGAGAGAAAAGGGTATTGCCGCAGGCGAAAGGGCTGGCCGAACAGCGGGCCGTCGTGAAATGGCTAAAAGGCTTAAGGCCGGAGGCCGACTCCCTAAACTTGGGGGGACTGGAATTGCAGGCAAGCTAGGGATTCCAAAGGGTATTGGAGGAAAACTCCTTTGGGGTGGCGGTGTCCTTGGTACGGCAATGCTGGCCTTTGATATTTTGAATATGCTCCGTAGCTCAACTACTGATACTCCCACAACTAGGGCAAGAGACTCTTACGGTCAGAATGTTATGGCGGATATGCGTAGGATGAATACGCCTACGGATCGTCAGCAACTAAGAGATTCCCGACTCTTCAGAGACCTTTCTCAGGCAACTGCCAATCAGAGAGATTCTCCTGTTCCTATGTCTCCTGAACTTCGTGATTTGATCCGCACAGATCCGAATGTTTTGTATAAGATGCGTCAGCAGATGAACCCCAGTTTGCGTGAAGCCTATGCAAGGGCGGGTCTTATTCAATGAGCAGACTTCGAGGATTAAAAAGTTTCTTTAAGCACGCTGCGGGCTTCGGTCCAAAAGATAGTGCAAGAGGATTTGCACGCAATCACCCGATTGCTACTGCCGGTCTTGTTGGTACTGGAGGTCTTTTCCTAGGAGAAGACGTTGTTGCTCCTATTGCAGGAGGACTTAACGATCTTATTAATCCCTTGGAGTGGCATGAAGATGCTCTTAGGGAAACAGAAGCCTTTGATCGTTATCAAGAAACCGCATCCAATAAGATTTCTCGCAAGCTAGAAGCCGAACGACTCAGCAATATGGTTGAGCGGAACATGGCGGCTGTTGCAAGAAACGATCCTCATCTTTACAAGCAAGTTATGGCGGGGCGTGTCCTGCCTAAAGGTGCCGTTGTCTTGGGAGGTCCAAGACGGCAAGATCTCATGGAGGAATTGGCCTACGCAATGGGCACCTCCTCGTCCCCAGAGGAATTTACCTCTCTCATTTCGTAGGAATTTAAATAATGTCCGCTATTGACAAGAATCAATATCCCGACCTGTTCGATGTAAAGCGTTTTGAAGCCTTCAACCCCGGCGCTGTGGATAACCATGACCTTGATTGGTTTCACGACAAGGACATTTACATCGACAGTGTTTGGATCAAGTACGGGACTGCTGCGGGCAGTACCTCTGTCGCAGGTCTTGGATGGTCTGCCCCCCACGCCACTCTTGACACCAGCACCGAAGACGAGTTCATTACCATGATCGCCACGGGTCGTGATATGAACACCACCACCGACACTTGGGTGGAAGTCACGATGGAGAGTGGTGGTGCCGCTGCCTCTGGTCAGATCGAGTGTCTTGATGCTACTCCTGGCAACTACACCGGCGACAC